TTGCCGCGAACGTAGTCGTACCAGTGAGCCCGAACGTATTAGCGTGGCCGTGGTCCATATTGTGAACGTGCGAAGGTAGGTTCGTCGTCGCGAGCGTTATATTCGCGTTGGACCCTGCTGCTGAACCGCTGGTCACGTTGCCGCGCAAGAATGCGTCGTCATTAATGTTCGGGATAACCGTGCCGTTCATTGGGCTAGTGGCGTCCGCGATGGTCTGGCCTGCGCACTGCACGAAGCCATTTGCATCCGCTACGGTTGTGGCCGAGCAGGAGTAAGCTCCAACAAGGTGTGGCATGGTGGCAATGACTGCGCCCAGTGGGAGTATACCGCGTCCTGATGTGGAGCCCGTGAACGCTACGTTGTTGCTGAAGGTTGCAGCGCCGCTGTGGGTAGCCGTGCCGCTGTAGGTGTTAGCGCCTGATAATGTTAGGGCTTTTGTGATTGTCGCGGGCAATGAAACTGTATGAGCACTGACCGATGCGCTCACGGTTACTTCACCAGCGGTGCCTAGCATAGTGCGGAACGTTGCTTGACCCGCGCCGTCAAACGACAATACGGTGTCGGCTGCTGGGGCTGAAATTGGCAGGGTGAGTGTATACGCTGCACTCGAAGCCGATGCGCCGATGCTAACCGAGAGCGAACTAGCAGCTTCGTTAGCAATGTTAATCGTGCCGCTAAAGAGTTTCGCACCTTGACCGCTATTTTGCAGGAAGGTAAACGTCTTAGTGGTATTCGAGTAGGCCACGGACGCTGTGACACCCGGTTGCCCGTAGTCACCGCCAATGGTTCCTACCGATGCGATGTTGATTGCTCCGCCCGTAGTAAGCTGCACGCCTGTTCCAGCGCCGTTTACCCACCACAGGTCACCGTTGACGTTCACTATACACCCAAGGTCGGCTGCACCGTTTACAAGCGCACCTTGAGCCTGCAATCGAGCCGTGCGTGCTCCACTCAGGTTGTTGTTATTCATCGCGAGTTCAGAAATGATGTTCATACCGGCGGGCGTAATCTTTACACCGTTGCCGCTGCTGTGGTCATGTTCCGCTACCGTGGTAAGCGCAGTATTAATCGCTGTGGCCCAAGCAGGTCCAGGGGTTACGCTTGGTGTTGGGAGAATTAGTGCCATACTATTTGTTGTCATGAGAATTTCCTTTAAAAGACTAAAATTGATATGGTTACTGATGAAGATGCCACTAGCATCAGAAGCTTATTAGGTGCAGCAGACGCGGTAGGTGAGCGCCAAACACTCGCGTTTATAGTACGGTCAACTACAATCCACCCAAGCAGCGGTCGTCCAAGCCCGTGGTCAATCGGTGTGGCGGTAGTACCAACCACAACATTAGTGACAAGCTTAGTGTCTAACATCGGCGCTTTTGAGATTGAATTAAAGACTTCGGCTACCGAGTCCTGTACACTCATTAGCGGTTCGTTCGATGTTTGAATACGCCTAAATGGTTTCAACGCATCCACCAATCGCCAAGAACAACAGGCACGATTACTTCAGGCGAACCCACATCGACTTCCTTGCTCATGTCTTCAATGCGCTTGAGTAGGGCTTTCTTCTGGCCTTCCAGGGTGGAGGTAGACGATTCTTCCTTCTGCAAACATTTGATTGCTGCATCCACAATTACGTATTCATCCCAGCCGTTGATGCCGTCAAAGTTGTCAGCGTCTAGGGCAAGCAGTGTCATCCGTGGCACGTACCAAAAGCGGTAAGTACCTTCGCATGTGGTTGCAGGAGTAAGCTTAATTGCAGCGCCTTGAACCCTGTAGCGGATACCAGAATCGCGGATGCTGTATTGCGACAAGCCTGCTCTGTCATTGCGTTCGGCAAATGAAAACGGACTAATCGATTGCCAATCGGTTGCGGACAATTGCTTATCCACTCCACGAAGCTTGTAGAAATTCGCAGGCAATGTTATTGAATCTACCCCTGAAGTCAGTACAAAATCAGCAGACTGTGAAATGTAGTAGTCCTGGAATGAAGACACTAGCACGTCGTATAGCTCTTGAGCAGACCCGTTAATGTAACCTACCAACTCGGCGTCGGTCACAAACTGTGAGCCTTCCATGTTAGCCCGTTGCCGGGCCGATGTTTTGAGTTGCGCAAGTGTAGTCATGATTATTTACACTGCTCGATGAAGGCCATCAAGGCTTCGGCAAGTGCTTTAGCGTCGCTAGACCGTACAGCCGAGATGATTTCATCAGCAGCAGCTTCCATACCTTCGTCGCCTTCTTCTTCACTCGACACGATTTCTTCAGACTCGTATGAATCTTCGCTTTTCTTCTTAGGTCCAATGGCGCTGAGTATTTCCTTTACAGCGTCCCGATTTTGCTTGAACATTTAGTCTCCTTAGACGCTGGAGTTGCTGAGTGTGATTTCAACCAGAATTACGGCTGCGTCGATGACTTCGGCATCAGCGCCTGTGTCTGTACGGCAGAGTTGAATCTCGAATGCTGGAGCGGTTGCTGAGGCTACGGCTACGTTACGAAGAATCGCCTGCACGCCATTTGCGGTGGTATAAGCTGCATCAGCCGCGCCTATTACGACCGCGTTTACGGCAAGCAGACGCATGTAGCTGTCCTGGAGAGCGATTGCGTAGCGGCCAGCCTTAGCGGCTACCTTGCTGACTGCGAGCCCCTTAACGACACTGGATGCGATTGTGCCAGAGGTGGAGGTTGTGATAGTGGCATAGAGTTTGACTACGCCTTTTTCAAGGGAGCCCTGGAACTGTTCAAATTGACGTGAAGCCATGGAGTAAGTCCTTTATTAAGTAGAGAGAAAAAGCCCCCGCTTAGAGAGTCCAAACGGGAGCTTAATTGTTAGAGAGCAGGGAGAAGAACAACCGCGTTGTGTCCCGGGCTGTGGCATGCGAGGTTACCGCGAAAAGCGAAGCGGCACTCGATGCCGTCGGACGTAGGCGAACGGAGCCAAGTGCTGCCGTTGTCTTGAACGATGGGCTCGACTGCCTTACCAGCAGAACAGAGCTTCCACGACTTCATGTCGAGCAAGTACGCGACATCGCTTGGACAATTCATGTCGGCGAGAACTTTAATCTCACCCTTAGGTCCGTTCAACTGGAGTGCGCGGAAACCGATTTCGCCAACCTTGAGGTCAAGGAACTGTACCTTAGAACCAAGGGACTTAACCAGTTTGCCGTACTGCTCGAAGCTGAGAAGAACGATGTCAGGCTTTCCACCGACTTTACCGACCTTATAAGCAGCGTCAATCAACGCTTCTTCGATGGACTGAGCCGAACCGTCATGACGAACGCCTGCGAGTTTCTGCGCATCAACCGTGCGGTCCAGTCCGAAGAATGCAGTAGCCGAGGGAGCAGCCGAAGGAATCCAGCCAGCGAGTCCGGTTATGCAGCTAGTGTTGCCGCGTGTACCCTGGAGGAACAAGAAGTCGTTTGCCGCGATAGTCCCGGAAGCATCGTATGCTCCAGTGAGAGTGATTGTTCCGGCAGAAACATCAACTCCCGCGATAACCATTACCGACACAGAACCGTTACGCGTACGGGCAGAACCACCGCTGAGAGCCGCGAAGATTTCGACCGATTGCCCAACGCTAAAGTTAGTAGCGTCGCCACGGCTTTTCAGGGTGATTACAACCGAAGCCTGCTCTGATGGTTCAGCGTTAACTTGTCCGAGTTCGCCTGCGCCTGAGCGGAAAAGCTGGAGTGCAACTTGACGGGAAAGTGCATTGTAAACAGAGTCCTGGGAGGCGGTCACTGCGTCGATGAAGGCAGCGGGGCTACCCTGGGAAGTTTCGACAACCAGTCCGTCAACCTGTGCGAGACCAAACATCTGCACGTGGGTAAGCAAGAAGCCGCGAAACACAGGGGCACCAGCAGTAGCCTGTGACTGAGCGATGGAGAATGTCGAGGAAACTCCGCCGCCGTCGGAGATTTTGAGAGGGATTGGCATATTGAGGCCACGGAACTTTTCATCCTTGGAAAGAAGCGCAAGAAATGGATTTGCCGCATATACCAATTCAGCATACATGGATTCTGAATAATATTGCTTCATTGCCGGGGTTAGGGAGGCTACGTCTAGTGACATGGTTTATTTCCTTTTAATTACGTTTATTGTCGAAATCTGAGCGACGAAATTGCCGCGTCCTTCGCCTGTTCAGCCGTCATTTTTGTTTGAGACGTTGCTGTGGGGCTTGGTGTTTTAGCGGAGAGCGTGAATGCCGTCTGTTGCTCGCGACCTTGGGAACTAGCTTGTGGTTTATTTTGTGCGAATTTCTTAGTGTTGAATAACTTTTCCGTTTCCTTAGAAAGGTAAGCCTCGGTTGCAGCGAGTGCCGCACCGATGTCGAGCACTTCCCCATGCTGGGCGTGGTGTTCGAGAATGAGGTCGTAGACTAAATCGTGCTTGCCTAGGCTACTGACCAATTCGTAATCGTCGTGGGCCGAAGCAGCCTTAATCGATTCCTTGAAGCTAGAGATTTGCTCCTGGACGCGAGCATTCGACGCTTCATCAACGGACGCTTGTTCCTTGCGGTCCTTCTCTGCCAGCTTGAATTCGAGAGCCTCAAGCTTCTTTTCCACAGTGGGGGGCAACTCAGCTTCAGTGAAGCCATCGTTTAGGATGAAATCTGTCAATTCCTCGTAGGTAAGTCCTGCGGCCTGGAGTAGCGCCATAGGATTCTTACGAATGTCCGCCATTGCAGTGGACACTGGAGAAAGCCTAGTTTCCATTTCCTTAAGAGACTGTTCCTTTTGGAACAAATCCCTTTGGCGCTTGGACAACTCAGCAAATCGCCTGCCAACTTTAGGGTCTTCGGCGGGGGATTCTGCCTCAACTTTTACAGGTTCAGGTACTACGACCGAACCCATACGTTCTTCACGGATAACGGGACTGTTCGACTGGGGCTGGGACACTGGGGTAACAACTACTACATCGCTCATTTTAAACTCCTTGCTTATACAAGGGGCTTAGTGTTCGCGGTCGTTACACAGGCATCAGGTCCGAGGTAGGGTTAGGCTCTGGTACTGCCATCGGCGCTGGCATAGCAATTGGTGCAGGTGCAGGAGGTTCGGCTTTGCTGAGAAGCTGGTCGCAATCGTCGATATACCGGCGCAAAAGTTCGAGGCGGTCTTCTGGCACTTCCTGAACACGTGCGCGAAGGTACATCGATTGAGCCATTTTCAGAGCCAAGGCTAGATTCTGGTAAGGCTCAGGTGTGTCATAGTGTCCGTCCTGAACGATGCGCTCCAGGGTTTGCAAGGTGTCTTCATATGCCGACGTGTTTAAGCTCATAGACCGTTCAAGGTCAGGGAAGTCCAGTAGCGCCATCGCCTCGTTTTTTTCGATAAAACCAGCTTGCATTAGCTCTTGGACTTTCTGGAGCCTGCCAGCGGGGGTTGTGGGCAGTAGACTAGTGGGGAAGCATCGCAGGAGGTATTGGTCACGTTTAAGCTGCACATCCTTCCACACAATCTTCTCAGCACGCCCCTTTATTGCCACAAGCACATTTAATTTTGGATTAGCCTCAAAGAGTGTCTTGGATTCCTCGACTGCAAGCTTAGCTAGGTCAAGGAAGAACTTCTCGTAACGCTGTCCCACTAATTGGAATCGTTCGCTTTCGATGTCCTGGTATTCTCTTATGGCCACACCACTGTCTAATCCAGCAGGCTTCTTGGATGCAGCAGACAGTTGGCTTATACCTGTGATTTCATACGCTTTGTTCACTAGGCGGTCTAGGTGTGAATAAATCTCACCGGGCATCGCTGAAGCTGTCATGAAGTCTGGCTTAGTCCCTTGATATCGAACCACGCTAAGACCCTGGGGGTTGGCTTGCAGCGATGCACCATTAACAGAGGAACCCGCTTCAATGAAAACCCTAGGTACGGCACAGATGTCCTGGGCGGCTTGGATGTTACGCAAGAGTTTATTGATTTCAATCTGGAGAGGTGTCAGTTCCTCGGTAAGTCCAGTGCCCCACCAACCTGTTAGCGACTCTGACCAGCGAAGAATCGCGAATGGGAAGTGCGCATATTCGTACGGTGCTTCTACAAGGGTTGCGTTTGATATAGACACAACTCGTTTGCCGTCTTTCGCGTCGGAACTAGACGCTAGGTGCCAAGATTCGAGTACAGGAATAAGGTCCGGGTTGGCGCTGTCTTCCTCTGCAAATGAGCTTTGGGCAGTGCGTATACTCTCAGCGTGCTTAGGAAATAGTCCTACGAGAACCTCGCGTGCTATGAACCTGCGCTGATGTATTTGACGGGGCTGACCATAGAACGCTTCACCTTCATCTAGCATTATTTCGTCTGGCAATACGCGCTCGAATGAGACGCTCTCTCCGTTGTTAAGCACTTTAATAATGCCGATGCCAAACACGAGAGAATCGCGAAACACTTGCTGTCCGAGTTGATAGACGTTTTCCGCGTCAAACAGTCCTTCAATATATTTAGATAGCTGCTTGGCTTTCATTTGCAGCTTAAAGTCGCCGCCCGACGTGAGGAATAGCGCGCGTGGCCGAGACTGGGATATTTTAGCGCATGCGGTGCTAATGCAACTATTCACGACGTTGAGCGTTAAGCGTGCGCTGTCAGATACGGTACGGCCACTCTGCGCTTTGGAGTTTATCGCCATCGACAAATATTGGCGATTCGAAAATAGGCGAGCGTGCCTTAAGTTATCCGCACGTCTGGTGGCAGATTGGTTATGTAGTGCGGACGCGAGTGCCCACGTGTGCTGGAATACGTCGGTAGTCTCCGTCCACCATGCAGCGTTCGCGTCTATTCCGTGTTTTTTGGGTGATAGGTCGACTACGGGTATTTTCATGAGGCGCTCCAGAACAGGTCAGCTTCAGGGTCTTCCTGTGGTTTATGTGTGGGGGTAGGCTCGGTCCACTTAACGGGCAGAGCGCCAAGCTCGATAGAAACGTCGGCATTGGTGTATTTGGTAACACCGTGCTCGCGTAGAATAACAAGCAGTTCGGATAGTTGTGTATGGTCCATAAATCCTCCATACAAGGGAGGCTTGTTCGATGTCCCGAACGGGGTTATCCGCTGGAGTTTGGTCACAATAGGCAGGATTGATACCGAACGGGATTACACTTAGCGGTATTGTATCGGATAGGATTATACATATATAAACAACCCCTTAGGCTTCCCACCAATCGCCCGCTTCAGCAGCCATAGCCCGCTCATCCATCCGTGCAAATGCCTGTTTTATAAGGTCTTCTTCGGACATGTGCTTTTTATCGATGACTTGCTCAACAAAATTGTAGATTTTCCTGAAGGCGTAAAGGGTTGCATCAGTGCTATGGTTGTCGAAATTAGGCGATTCTTTGCCTGCGTTGTCGCTGTCCCACGGTAGGTTCTCCATCTCGGCCACAAGAGGGAATGCCTCGTTTGTGACATTGAGCATGCCCGACATAAGCTCGCCGTTTAGCAATTCAATCCAACCCACCTTGTCGCTCTTGACAGCAGCCTCGCAGCTAATCCCGTCCTTGCGGCGCCATTCCTCCGCTATGAGCTTGCCCAGGCCCCCTTCGTCCACAAGCGTGTGGTGGGGCTTAAAACGCGCCTGGAGAGCTACTAGCTTGGTCTTGATGGTCGTAATGTCGCAACCGCTTTGGGCTTCATTGTGTACGACAAACTTGGCGCGCCCTTTTGATGGATTGTAGCCTATGACGACATATGCCGTTGCATCTCTAAACCCCAAGTCGACTGCTAGCACATGGTGGGTTAGCGGATATGTGGGTTGACCGATGTTACGGTGCCGGTCGAATTTGTAGACCAGCGCGTTAGTATCGAGTACCCATTCACCTTTATATTCTCGCCGAAACACCGGATGGTCATCATTCCAGCCTTTCTTAGCCTTATGCTCTGCAAGCCACTTAGCAGCGTTGCCTTGAGCGAAATGTGTGTTCTCTAGCACCGACCATCGTCGTATGTTCCACTCCGGCATACGTCCCGTAGTAGCGTCGTAAAAGAATCCATTGGGAAGCGGTCCAGGAGTTCCGACAACCATAAGCCGTCCATTGCGGTCACCTAGTGCAGGCTCTGCGACTTCCTCGATTAGGCTCTGGACAACGGAGCCCCTGTAAGATGCAGCTTCATCCAGGACTAAAGCATCGATGGGAGTACCACGCAGGCTGTCCAACAGGTGTTCGCCGTTAATCCCTGCTAGATAGAGCCTACTGCGATTGGGAAAGGTCGCGCATAATTCACCCTCGGAAAACTCCGCAGTAATCCCATGTTCCTCGCACATCTTCTTTAATTCTGTCCAGGCAATGCGCTTGGCAGATGAACGAGTCATTGCGAGGTAGTGGCAGGTTGCACTTGGTTGCTTCAGGCATTTGTACAGAAGTGCTGCTAGGCACCCAGTCGTTTTGCCTGCACGGCGCGTTGCGATAACAGTCTCATGCGATTGTTCAGACAATACGAGGTCAAGTTGATACGGTAAAAGCGACTTTAAAAGCGAGAGCGTGGGTAGGTTTTTTTGAACATAATCATCCAGCGCGTCGCCCCTCTTATTTTTTGTCGATTTCATTTTTGCCGCCGTTAATGAGCAATTTCGCTGCTAACAAACGCAGTTCATCTTGTGAGGCGCCTTCGATTTGCGCAAAGTTCACAACGTTCTGAATCTGAGCCTGATGCTTCTTGAGAGCCTGTTGTTTGAGGTATAGTTCTCGAACCGTTTTGAGAGCCTCCGTGGCCATCTCAAAGTTTTTCCTTTCCTCGGCGTCGAATAACCGTCCACTTTTAGCAATAGGTGCAAGCGTTTCAATGAGGTCGTTTGCGACTAATGCAGCCGTGTTGAGCATAGTGCGGACGTTTTGTGGTTGGCGACGCTTAAGCAAGGTCCCCTCGGGATGCACTTTCCTGAATTGCCCCATGATTATTTCCCTTTTTTATTATATGTGTGTTGCGGTATAGGCTTACTAGACTCTTTAATAGGCTCGGGGATAGGTGCGGGTGAGTATTCCACCCACTCCACATTTGCCCAAGGAACCGCGATTAATTCGCCAACTTGTACGCCAAAATCAACTATTTTGAGTGAGGCTTTTTCGCATGTGATTTGGTGCAAAGAGCCTATACCTGGGATTTCTACGTAGCCGTTAAAACGTACGAGACGAATCATTTGATTTCTCCAATTTTGTATGGGTTATATAAAAACATACCGGGGTTGCTACCAAGGATTTGGCGCGCCGGGTAAGACAAATGTGTTGTTATGAAATGGTCT